GTCCACGACTGGGGCGGGGAAGTCGTCTCGCAGTTGTGTAGCCCGTTTGTTGGGGCGCGGGACACTGCGGCGCATTTGGTGGCGGATTTGCAGCGGTGGCTGGAAGCCCAGACGGGCGGCGCGTCATGATCCATCAGCTGAAGATCGAACCGCGGTGGCTGCACCGGATCCGCGCGAACGAGAAGCACTGCGAGGTCCGGCTTAACGACCGCGACTATCAAGCCGGCGACGACATCATCGTCAGAACCGAGAACTACGACACGGAACGTCGTCGTATCACTCACGTTCTGCATGGCGCCGACGGACTCCACCCCGGCTATGTCGTTCTGTCGCTGGAGGATTCCCGCGTAGACCAGCTGCCTCGGCTGGAGCGTGAGGTCGAGCGGCTGACCCGCTCGAACCGTTCGCTGCGCGCCTATGTCCGCAAGCTCGCGGGCGGCGCGTCGTGATCGGGGATCGGGCGGACTGCCCGCGCTGCGGCCGCAACATCGGTCTCAACAGTCGGCGCTACAACCGGCACGGCACAGCGCCGCGGTCCGCCGACACTTGCGCCATGACCGGCCAGTTGGTCCCGACCGCCGGTGACAGGCCCGACGAGTACGAGCACCGCGCCGACCTCGTCGCCGACCTGGCCTGGCAAGTCCAAGACGCCGACCCCCACCAGGTGTGGGACTACCTCACCGGCATCGACCAAGGCGAACTGCAACGGCTGTTGATGGTCGCGCTGGCGGTGGTCCCTGTCGACGCGACCGTCGACGAAACCTTCGCCTGGGTCAACGACCTGCCCGTCGCCCAACGCTACATACAGGGAATCGCATGAACCTCGACCGTGATCTCTGCATCCTCGACACCGAAACCCTCGGCCTCGATCGGCGAGCACCTGTCTGGGAATTCGCTGCCGTCCGACTGGACCGCGGCGGCTACCTCCGGCTGGAGACAAGCTTTCAGATTCTCCACAACGAATCCGACTGGCTGGAGACCCTGCCCGAGTCATTCGCTGACGACTACCGGGCCCGCTACGACGAGGCGTCGGCGATGCGGCCATCGGTGGCGGCAGTTGAAATCCGCGCTGTCACCGATGGGGCGATCATCGCTGGGTCAAATCCCTCGTTCGACATGGACCGCCTCGAAATGCTGCTGCGGCAGTACGGCATTGAACCGGGTTGGCACTTCCACCCGCTCGACATTCCTTCAATGGTCGCCGGCCACGTCGCCGCCGGGATCCCGAACGTGAGCCCCGTGACGTGGCGGTCGTCGGAGCTGTCCCGGCTCGTCGCTGTCGAACCAGACGAGTTCGCCCGGCACACCGCGCTCGGCGACGTCAACTGGTGCCTCGCTCAGTGGCGGCGGATGGCGGGCGGGCGATGAACGACCGCGACGAATGGCGGGCCGATGTCGCCCGAATGACCGAAATCGACCGTGCGGCCGCCGTCGATGAACCCCGACGGGCCATCGGTCTGGTCGGAGACCCGGAGGATGACCTGTGATCGTCTACGACAACCTGGTCCAGGGTAGCGATGAGTGGCTGGAGCAGCGCCGCGGGATGGTGACGGCGTCGGCGGTCGGCCAGCTGGTATCGGCGCGGGCGCTCACCGCCGCCGAGTTGCCTTGCCCTGCATGCGGAGCGGGGATCGATGAGGCGTGCCGCAGCAAGGCTCGGGCTGGGGCGGTCATCAAGACGTTCCACCCTGAACGTGCGGCGGCTGCCCGAGATAGCGGTGTCACTGTGGTCGCCCCGGCCGCTAACCCGGAGTCGAAGACGTTGGCGGCGTTGCTGGCGGCGGAACGGATCACCGGCTGGAGCGACCCCGCCTATATCAGCGACGACATGCTCCGCGGTATCGATGACGAGCCCGTTGCGCGCGGACTGTACAGCCGCCACTATGCGCCAGCCACCGAGGTCGGGTTCATGGTTGAGGACCGGTGGGGATTCCAAATCGGGTATTCCCCTGATGGTTTGGTCGGCGACGACGGCCTGATCGAGATCAAGTCTCGGCGGGCTAAAGCCCAGTTGGCGACAATCCTCGCTGATGAGGTTCCGGCGGAGAACATGGCTCAGCTTCAGTGCGGGCTGCTGGTGTCCGGCCGCGACTGGATCGACTACGTCAGTTACTGCGGGGGGATGCCGCTGTGGGTGAAACGTGTTTACCCGCAAGCTCATTGGTTCGCGGCGATCGAGACCACCGCAACCCTGTTTGAGGCCGCGGTCACCGACATGATCGGCAACTATCGGCGCCTGATCGCGCACCTACATCCGACGGAACGCCGCACAGAACTGGAGTTGACGCTGTGAAGATCACCGCTGAACCGCGATCCGATCAGTGGAATGCCGATGACTTCATCGGTGGGCCAAGGACGTTCACCATCGCTGGTGTGAAGGTCGGTGCGGCTGAGCAGAAGTACGACATCGATCTGGTTGAGGGTGAGGGCCGCGTGTGGCGGCCACCGCTGACGATGCTTCGGCTTCTGATCGCGGCGTGGGGTGATGACGCGAAGGCGTGGACTGGGCGGCGAGTCAGGTTGTATCGGGATGCGTCGATCAAGTTCGGGTCCGACGCCGTGGGTGGGATCCGGGTGTCGCACATGAGCGACCTGCCCGGCGGGAAGTCGCTGACGGTGAAGCTGACGGCCACCAGGGGTCGACGCGCTCCGGTGAGCGTGGAGCCGCTGCCCGATGACCCTGCCGACGGATTCGCTGAACGCATCTCCGCAGCAGCCACATTGGCCGATCTGGAAACGATCGCCGCCGACCTCAAGAGCCGCGATCTGGGTAGTCGACGCAACCAGCTACTCGCCGCCTATTCCGAACGGAAGGCCGCACTGAGCCAAACCGACCCCGCAACCGAATCCACCGAAACTGAACAGGAGAACTGACCCACATGGCGCTTGTTACCGATGCCCCCGAAGACCTGCCCGAGGCTAACCCCCTAGTCGCCGATCTGATCGAAGACCCCGACGAGGTCACTCCGGAGCGGAAGTTACGCGCGGAAATCCAGATGTCCGGAAAGACGCTGACGGTCGTTGAGGAGCCGCCCGGCTGCGGCGACACCATCACGCTGATGGTCGAGCTGGAGATCACCGCCGAGGGCCGGGAGAAACGTAAGAGCAGCGACGAGTACGCCTACTACCGGAAGACCCGGCTGGTGGCGTGCTGGCTGCCGGGCGGGACGAAACCGGAGCGGAAGAAATCGAAGGCCGAGCAGGACGCGGAGGCTGAAGCGGCGGCCGCGGAGAATCAGCCGCCCCTGTTCGACGAGGCGGGCGATCCCGCCGACGAACTGGGCGACGACGACGATGGCCAAGACGAGGCCGACGACGACGGTGAGCATGCCGAGGTCGACCACGACTACGACCCGTTCGGCGTCGGCGAGTGAGCGCAATGACGGCCCGCCACAAGGAGCTATTCGCGAGCGAAATGCTCCAGCGACTCCTCACCGTCGGCTTCCACACTCGGAAGCTGACCCCCAACGCCCGCGAGGTTCTGACCGAGGCTATGCAGCTGTTCATCGACAGCATCGACGCCGCCTCCGTGATCGCGGATCAGGCTGGCGAACTCGGCTTTATCGTGCCGTGCGATGTGTGTGGCGGCCGGGCGCTCCTCCGCACGCCACGTCTCGCCTACACGTGCCCGCTGTGCGCTGAGGTCGCTGAGCCGAAAGTTACATCGGCTGTGGAAATTCCACACGGAATGTTACCTGCCGACGACTATCCGATCGGCTCGGTCGAAGGATGACCGCCGCCGTGCAGACGACCGCCCCGACGCTGGCGACCGCCGGGACACTACTGTCCGCTGTCCACAGGTCGAACCGCTCCCGGCCATGCGTCCACCTCCTCGGTGAACTCCCCGCCGTCGTGCTCCTCAGACGCGACGCCCTGGGGCGCTTGAACTTCCAGCCCCGCATCACCGCCGAACCGTCCCCAGTGATCGCAGCCCGGGCCGGTGCTGTCCTCGCGGTCTCCTTCGACTGCATCGGACCGATGACGCACCGCAGCGCCCACCACGGACTCCCGGACGGGCGGCTACGCCACACGTTCCGCTACAAGCTGGACGCTGTAGAGGCCGGTCTTGTCATCGGGGAGCTGATCCGATGAACCCGCGCACCGCCGGCGGCTACGCAGTCGGGTTCCTCACCGCCACCCTCATCGCCCTCACCATCCACGCATACCAAGCCAATCATCCTGAGCCGCTGACCATCCCGGCGCCGGTCTGCCCAGTCGAAGCGGTGACCTACACATGACCAACGTCCTCGTGAGCGATGTCCTTGCGGTCCTCGACCGCACCATCGCCATCTGGCAGGAGACCACCCCATGCACAAACTGAAACCCGCAGCCGCCCTTACCGCTATCGCCATCGGCTGCGCGCCCACAGCGGCAGCGTTCCCCGTCGTCGGCGGGAACGGGCTCACACCAAACGCCTGGGCCCTCGTGCAGTACGTGCAAGCCACCTATCCCGGTGTGACATCCATCGGCGGGGTAAGGGCAGACCCACTCCCAGACCACCCGAGCGGCCATGCCCTCGACCTGATGATCGGCGGCAACATGGCGTTGGGAGACGCCATCTACGCCGACCTGTCCACCCATATGGCTGAGCACAGCATTCGCTATCTGCTGTGGCGGGTGCCTGATCACTACTCACACGTGCACGTCACGGTCCTCTGATGCTGACGCTCACCGATCTGTTCTGCGGCGCGGGTGGTAGTTCTACCGGCGCGGTCGCGATCCCCGGCGTCGATGTCCGGATGGCCAGCAACCACTGGGACCTGGCGGTGGAAACCCATAACCGCAACCATCCCAACGCCGATCATCTGTGCGCTGATCTGTCGCAGATCAACCCGCGGTACTTCCCGCGGACCGACATCCTGTGGGCGTCTCCCGAGTGCACGAATCACTCTGTGGCCAAGGGCCGCAAACGTGCTGCGGCGCAACCAGACCTGTTCGGCGACGTACTTCCCGACGCGTCGGCGGAACGCTCCCGGGCAACCATGTGGGACGTCCCGCGGTTCGCGGAGGTCCACCGCTATCAAGCGGTGATCGTCGAGAACGTCGTCGACGCCTGGCACTGGGAGCCGTTCCGCGCCTGGCTGATGGCCATGGACTGCCTCGGCTACGACCACCGGCCGGTGTTCCTCAACAGCATGCATGCCCAGCAGTTCGGGCCGGGTGCCGCGCAGTCCCGTGACCGCATGTACGTCGTGTTCTGGCGCAAAGGGAATCCGGCACCGGAGTTGGATCGGGTCACCCGCCCGAAAGCCCTGTGCCCGCACTGCGGGCCAGTCGACGCGGTGCAGTGGTGGAAGAAGCCCTCCGTGTGGGGCCGGTACCGGGCGCAGTACCTGTATCGCTGCCCGAACGTGAAGTGCCGCAACAGTGTGGTGGAGCCGGTGTTTCGGCCAGCCGCGGAGATCATCGACTGGTCGCTGCTCGGGCAGCGGATCGGCGACCGCACCAGACCGTTGGCGGCGAAGACGTTGGCGAGGATTCAGGCCGGGATCGATAAGTACTGGGGCCCGTTCATCACTGAGCACCGCGCCGAGTACCGGATACGCGACGTCAACCGTCCGATGCAGACCGTCACAGCGTCGGGCAATCACTTCGGGCTAGCGGTCCCGGTGGAGGGCCGCGACGGTAAACAAGCGGCATCCGTGTCCGACCCGCTGCGGACGATGACCACCAGGAGCGAGACCGGGCTGGCGTTCATCGCCGAGCTTCGCGGCGGCGGATCAAAGCACCGGCCGGTCTCCGACCCTCTCGCGACGGTCACCGCGTCGGGGAACCACCACGGCCTAGTCACCGCCTACTACGGCAACGGCGGCACCACACCGACGGATGAGGCTTTGTCGACGGTGACGACGGTCGAGCGCCACGCCCTGCTGCGCCGCGCGGAGAGCATCGACATCAACGACGTGCTGTTCCGCATGCTGGAGCCCGCCGAGATCAAACAGGCGATGGACTTCCCGACCGACTACCTGATCCTCGGCAACCGGCGTGAGCAAGTCCGCATGTCCGGCAACGCCGTAACCCCCTGCGCCGCCCGCGATCTCGTCGGAGTCG